CTGTGCAGCTTGGTCAACAGAGGCTTTCTTCTGGCTGCTACGAGCTTTGGCCTTTGTCTTAGCAGTCTTTGCTTTCTTGGCGTCCATCAGCGGCGACCTTTTTTTTGTGGTTGTGGTGGCATTGCGCCAACAGAAAGCTGTCCGGTTGGTGGCATGTAACCAGTCATCATTTGTTGTTGATATGCCGTACCTTGATCTTGATTTATTTGTGCGGCCCTTAGGTTATGACTTGCCAACACACCGTACTGAGGTAGTGGTGAACCAAATGTATTCAGATTTAAGTAACCCATTTGAAGATCTTGTGGCATTGGAGCACCTTGCACATGAGGAGATCCAATTTGAATGGCGTCACCAGCCATCCGACCTTTCTTGTTTTGTTGATTAGTAACTGCTGCTCCTACCCCAAGTCCAGCAATACCGGCTGCTGCAACTCCACCCCATGATGGTGGTCCTGGGGGAGGAGTTGTTACTGAAGAAAGGAATTGAGAAGCGCGATTACCTACACTGGCTGCTGCTTGACCTACTGCCTGACCGGCTTGTCCAACAGCCTGACCTACAGGACCTTGTTGGACCGCTTGAACACCTTTCTTAACAGCTGCACCTGCGCCAGTGGCAGCAGATTGTACGCCCTGTGGCACGTTAAACATTTCTATATCCCTATATGTAATAAAAAAGGGGTAGCACTTACTACCCCATATTCTAAACTAAATTGATCAAACTATTGATCATTCCATAACCAGGAGCTTCTGACGGAACACATCAGGATTCTGTTGTGCTGCGTTCAGATAGCGCCAGGCATTGGCAGGATCGCGCTCGGCAAGGGAACCAAAGCTATTCCAGAAATCAGCTGGAACGCCTTGTGCTTGCTGAGGTTGAGGAGGGATGGGCATCTCAGGGCGCTGATACTGAGGAGCAGGAGCAGCGGCAGGACGCGCAAACTGTTGACCAACTGACTGACCATATACAGGGGTCTCATCGGGAATCGGGTAAGGACCGTTTTCGCCAAAGAACTCACAAGTGTAATCAGCAAGTACGTCAGGATCAGTAAGAATTGTCTCATAAGCGCGATGCTCAGAGGACAGTTCTTGCAGCAAGTTAACTGCTTGTACTAATTGATTGTTGGTTACGATTAGCGCGTCTTCAATCTTGCAAGAATAATCATTAAGGATGGCAGGAGCATCTGCACCAAAATGATCAATTACATTAAGACTTTCTTGACTTACTCCGCTTGCTTGGGCCTGTTGCTGGAGGCTGGGCGCCGGTGAGGTTTGGGAATAACCGTTGAAGTACCCCTGGCTGTTGTTGATCCCAGGCGTATAGGTCTCCGTCCCCTGGTTGCTGTACTGGGGAACCGCTTGGGAACTGTAGTTGGCCGGAGCGTACTGAGTACTCGTTTGAGACTGTTGACCCTGGAACGGGAACTGAACTGGAGAGCTCAGGAGTCCTACCACCCTGTTGAACGCCTCCTTGTACGGATTCTCCGCCTGTGGGGCTTGTGGGGCCTGTGGGGCCTGTGGGGCTGCCTGGTAGGCTTGGGGGTACGACGCTGTAGGGGCGTATTGGGACGGGCTGACCCCCATCTGGGCCTGCATTTGCGGGGCTGGGGCCGTTGCCTGCTGGTAAGGCGCCACCCATTGGGAAGTTGTTGAAACTACCGGAGCCTGGGCTGCCGTTTGTGCTACCGGAGCCGCGTAGCTGATCGGTTGGGTCTGAGATACTTGGGGTGCCGATTGGATCGGCATTGCGGTATCGGCCTGCATAGGTTACCTCTTTTTGTAGGCTTTCGAGAGTTCGGTAAAGGAACGGTGTGAGATCGAGACGGGGGTCCGCAGCCATCGGTAAATCCGGTTGCTGTGGATGCGGTGTCCTCATTTCCTGGTTAACCAGGTCAATGAAAGTGGACATCGCCCTCTGTACTTCACCCACCATACGGAACGGGAAACCGGAGAGCATGCCCGCGATTTCGTCGTCCGTTTTTGAAGGGAACAAATACTTCAGTGCTTCAATGCTATCAACACCTAATTCCTGTAGGTTACGTGTAAAGATAGATTGGTTAAGTTTATCTTGAGCAGTATCTTCATAAACAGGTCCCATCCAGCGCCAGCAGACCGTTCTATCTCCGTCTGGAGCAAGGCCAAGAACGCCGGGAGGCACTTGTTTTGTTTGTATTGCATTATCAATTGCGGCTTGTAAATTTTTTTCATATTTATCTTTTGCCTTTTCGTATTTGATTTTTAACTTCTCATCTTCTGGATCTTCTGGCGGGGCTGGATACTGTAATCCAGATTGATACGCCATAGTTTTTCGGAAGATTTGTTCTTCCTGAAAAATCATTAATTCAAAACATCTACAGATACCATATGTATAAATCTGTAAACATTTCTTTTTGGCTGTTGCACTTACACGACCATACGCTGATTTAATCTCAGTCGCAGTTACGTTTGTAATGCTAAGGTCGTCAATGCCACCAAGGGCCAGGCGTATTTCAGAGCGTAGTTGTTCTGCATACCTAGCCTGATCAGTACTGATTGCATTTGGTGTAATAAACCCTACGCGATCTGCTGGCTCTAAGTTAGCAATAACACGCGGAACCCTCATACCTGTACCGGGTTTTCCTAGGTAACCAGGGGCTTGTCGGGTTACGTTGTCTTGACGGTATGTAGAACTTGATAGTGCAAAGTCAGATTGGAAGCCAGACTGACTTGCAATGCTTGGGCGTTGTGCAACATCGCCATCTTTCTGTTCAATGATGTCTTGTTTAGGCCGAGAAGACAACAGTGTTGGGTTTCCAAAGAAAGAAAGGTTTGCCCGAATGTTTTTAACCATTTCATCGTGGGCGATGATTTGATTGCCAAGCCACTCAAATTCACCGCTACCTTCTGTGCCAAAGGCATCTGGATTATTGAATACTTCGACACATGGAATAAACTCCATGGTGTTTGCAACGGTTTTTTTGTTAAGCGTGGCAAACTCCATTGGGGAGTCAAAGTTTAATTCTTGCTCGCTATGAAACTCTTCAATTTCAGTTGCAGTAATCCGTAGACGCATATACCGCTTATCGGTAGACAGGCCTACTCCAGAAAATCCTTTGTTGGATTTTACTTTATAAGGGTAGATAATGATTACTTCGTCTAGTTCACCGTCCGGCGTATAGTATGAGCGGTACGCGTCTTTATCAAACCAATACAATCTGTACGTCTTCTTAGTAGGTCGTATATAAAACAGTCCTTTCCCGTACGAAAGAAAGCGATCCCAGATCGAATCCAACCTGGCATCAAGCTTATTGAATTTTAAAACCTGCTGGATAAAATCAAATCGCTGCGTACCAAAATTATCCTGGTGCGGATAGAATTCCACACCTTGGCGAATTCCAAACATACGCATCTGTGAAAGATGCGCGTTCACCAGCATGGTGTCCGCAGAGCCTTCTCCGTCTCGGCTGACGACAGACTTGAGGATAGAATCCAGTGCCGACTTGCTATCGCTCATTTGTGGTTAGTACCTGTTTCTATATTATGCCTCAACTTCGTAACCGGCGTGCAGCCTTTTGAGTGTAATCACATCGTCCTCTACCTCAACATCAAACCGTTCCCCAGGGGTAAGGGACATGTCGTGACAGAGTTCGTCGGGAAGTGGAAGCAGGGCAGAGCCGTAAGCGTCCTGTTCAAGCTCGATGACGTAGTAGCCGGTAGACATTGCTGAGTGGTTTTATAAGTTTAAGTTGCGTCAATACTCTAACTCTAGTTTTCCTCTGGTCATTAAACCATTACAAAGCCAAACAAGAGCGTCAACACAATCGTCGTGAGAGCTGACACCAAAATTTACAATCTCATCAGTTAGAGCCATAAATTTGCGGTATCTATTAAAGACTAGCTTACGTTGCTCAAATAAACCCATAATCCCCCTGAAACGTGCTACTTTGTCCCCGCGAAATCCTTTGACGGCATGCCAGTTAATGTTGTAGAGACCGTGGTCACCTTGGCATATCCTTCTGAAGTCTGCCTCCAGGGATGCCTGATATGCCACTGCTTCCGACCAAACATCAATACTGCTTCCGGTTGGGTGGTAATCTTTACCGTCTTTATGAACAACTCCCCATTCATACAGCATTTCCATTAAGGCTTCTAGTTTTTCTAAGTTTCCCATGATTCGAATGCGCTTGCAATCAATAATATGAATTTTGTCACCTACTCTGCCGCCCATAACAAATACGGTATAGTCATTACGTTCCCTTATTCCGGCAGATAAATCAACGCCAATACCTAGTGAATCAAAGTGCGTAGAAATTTGGCCTTTGACAATTAAGTCAGGTGAAATAGATAGTTCACTGGTTTGTACAATTTGATTTTGATACTGGAAACTAAAACTAATTGGAGCTTGGCGACGGCGATCTTGAAGGTACTCAAGTGACCACATTTCTGGCCAATAAGAAACTTCGTCGCCTTGTTTGTCTACAGTAATTGCAGATTGGACAATCTGTACCCAATCATTACCCGGAGTGAAAGTACTAGCATGAACATCGTCATGTCGAAATCTAGTGCCAAGACAAATTGCACGCCCACCTTCAAACATTGTAGGAGTAATAACTGAGTTCCAGTTATCTTCCATTGCCACTCGGATATCCCTGTTCTTAATGTCGTCAGAGCTCTTAATCGGGTCATCTATTATACATAAATGGCTGCGTTTAGATGTAACAGCACCTTTTAATCCTGCACAACAAAGAGTAAATTCTTCTTCACCGGTAGATCTAATGCCAGCAAACTTCCAATCAATACTCCAATACTCGTTACTATTAATTCCTTTAGCAATTTTCACCATTGGAAATACTTCTTTATATGTTTTACTTTCCTCGATGATTCTTTTAATTGCAGCACTCTTAGGTCTAGCTACATCAACAGTGTAAGAAATATAAAGAATTTTTAACGGTTTTTTATTTAAGGCATGTACACCTATTGTCCAAGCTGTAAACAAACCTAAAATTGTGCTTTTTGCGCTACCTCTGGGACCAAGTATGTCTACGTTTGGGCCTGCAATACCAATCAAGCACTCGGAATCATTTCCTGTGCATAGGTGTTGATGCCAGAGGAGATGGTGAGCTGCTGGAGGTTTGTCACCAACTACGGTACAGAAGTAAGCAAAGTCTACCCGTGCCCGTTCAATATCAATATCGGAACTTTTTTTTACTATTTGTTGTTTTGCTGCAGCACGTGCAGTCCTCCGGTAAACGGAGTATAGGGAAGTACCAGCCATGCCATTAGCTTAGTGTACTAAACCTTAAGACTCTTCTGATAAGATTTTTGTCCAGACGCCCATGGACGCTTCTTGAAGTGGACCTTCAATCGGATCGTCACGAAAGATGGAAAGCATTTCCCTTAGTGCACGGTCTGCACCAGCAAGAATTAAACCTTGTTTATCGGTTAAAACTTTTTCGTCATTGATCTGTTTAATTGATCCGCGTAATTCTTTTTGAAGCATGGCAATACGGGAGGTTCCCATATCTTGTTTTACCATGCCAAGATCAATTGCATCACGAAGTTTTGCAATGTCTTGCTGCATGAAGTCAACTTCTTCTTCTAGTAACGCATTAAAGTTTCTTTTTGGATATTCTTTTTTTGACCATTCGTCGCACTCAACAATGCTACCCTTGAATCCAAGAAAACGGGCATACAGGTACATTTGAATGGGCGTAGAAATTTTTTTGCAAAACGCAAAAAAAGATTCACGGTCTTTTTCGGTCAGGCTCTGAACCCACTTAATCATGTTCTGTATTGGTTTTGAGCTTGTTCATAATCTCTGTTCTCTTTATAGCGTCTAAACATCTCTTGTTGTAAATCAGTGGTTCGTTGTTCCGTAGCTGACTTGCCAATGGTTTCACGTTGTTCTTCCGCTGTTTTGCCAACGGTTTCACGTTCTTCTGCACCAGATTTACCAATGGTTTCACGTTGTTCTTCCGCTGACTTACCAACGGTTTCACGTTCTTCTGCAGCTTGTACTCCAATGGTAGTACGTTGCTCAGATCCGGATTCTGTAATTAAGCCGCGTTCTCCTGTGTAACGTTCCGCTTGGGTTAAACGCTCTTCTAACCCTGTTTTGCCTATGTTGGCACGTTGTTCTGAGCCACTTTTTCCAATCAAAGTCTCTTCTCCAGCATACCGTTCTGCTTGAGTGAGGCGTGCTTGGTTTCCTTGTTCTTGTGCAAGTCCTTTTTCTCCGGCGTAGCGTGTAAGTAAAGTGTCTCTTTCTTCTTGGGCCTGCCTAGAAATACTGTTACGATTTTCTATTCCTTGTGCGCTAATATTTAAACGTGACTCAGCACCTGCTGCCTGAGTTCGTCTTATGTCTTCGCCAGCAAAGTAAGTAGCGTTATACCTATCTAGTTGGGCGCCTACCTCCATATTAAGGCGGGTTTGGGCAGCACTTATATTACCTAAGTCCAGTTGCGTCCGATACGACTGAGTAGGTACTTCTATCTTTTCTTGACCCGGTTGAGCTTGAGGTATTAGTACTGTTTGATCGGCCATGGTTTTACTGCTTTATTAAATAATAAAATAAAAAAATATACTATACGCTACGGTGTAGGCCTTGTCCCATCATGTATCCGGCTGATTTAGCTTGGTCAGCAAGAGCGTATGTACGAGCTGCTTCTCCCTGGGCGGCTGTATAAGCTTGACCCTGTCTAGATGCTGCAATGTCTTGTGCAACGGCTCTACGGGCCATTGCACGCGTTGGAGAGTTAGCGTCCCATAGGTAGCTGCCACTAAGGTTACGCCACTGAGCAGACTCGGCAGCTTCTTCTAATATTGGGCGCACAGCATACATTTGCTCAAGACCTAATTGAGCTGCTTGTTGATTTGCTGCTTGAGCAAGTCGTAATTGACGAGGATCATTGTACTTGTTAAATTGAGCTATTGATTTTAATAATGGATCTAGAGACCCCACTGGATCGTATCCTGTGGGCAGAAGCGGGGCTTGTGACGGACGTTGTTGTTGAGCCATTGCTACAACTTGGTCACGTTTTCCATTAGATAGATCTGTACCAACTACCGGAAACGGTAAAGTACCGCTATATATTTTTGACCAATCAGTCTTTGCGCCTGGTTGCCCAAATGTTTGACCTGAGAAGTCTGGATACGCGGATGATGGTTGAAACCAGTTGCTTCCGGTATTAGTAGAGGCCATTGTTATTGATATGTATAGTTTGAGGTAAGAGCAGCACCCATTTGAGATGCTGCATTTAATCCCATATTTTGTGCAGTAGTTTGGCCACCAAGCATCATCTGAGCAGCTGTATCAATATTACGACGGATCTGAGCAGCAGCCATTTGACGTTGCATTTCAGTTTTTGAACGTGCTTCTGCGCCTTCAAATTCATATGGCATTATTTTTTTCATGCCCTCTAATTGAATGTCTTGTTGCATACGTTCTGCAAGAAGAGCGGCTTGTATCTGTCCGGTAGGATCCACGACA